TACCCTTCAGGTATCCACTAAACGATGTGGTTGTTCCAAGTCCAGCGATTGTAGTGCTGATTGGTCCAGTAACACCGAAACCAATGGTAGCACCTGATAAATCTGGTGCAGTGGTTGCAACACCAACTCTTTGGTCTGCAAGATCATCAATCGTGCAAACTTTTAAACCATTTGCCCAAGAACCTGGGTTCTTTGCAGCATAGTTGTAGTTGGTCGATTCATCATAGTTATTGATATAATCATCGTAGTTCTTAATCTTAAGAGTCGTGGTGCTTGCAATACCAACACCAGCGTTTGCGTTCTTAAGGTTATCACCATCGGTTCTAACTACCTTCAGAACTCCACCATATGAGAGGTAGGATGATGCACTCATCCAATACTCATATTGCGAATCCGTTGAAAGTGGCTTACCGAAAACGCCGATAAGGTCTTGCTCAGTAGTTACATCAATGGGATCATCTACAGGTCCAATTGGGAAAGGTCCGGCAATTGCACCAATGTTGTCCAGTACATTACTAGCTCTCCCTACTGTTAAGTCAACCTCCCTGACTAATACACCGGGAGATAATTGAGGAGTCGCCATGTTTTGTTTCTCCGTTAATCTCAGTTTGTCTAAGAATATTTATTAAAAAGAGTGTTTTCACAGGGGAATCATGACGTGACCTACCAGTCGGGATATTCCCAATTGACTGATGATTTTTTTACCCTCTTTTTACAACACTCTTTACACTCATATGAGTAAGAAGAAGCAACGGCACCTCTATCTTTTCTTGTTCTATAAAATCCATCTACTAAATTTTTAATCTCTCCGCATACTCTACATTTTCTATCCTGAAGCAATAGATGACCCAGTTTAATCTGACCATCTAAGTCCATTACCTATACTCCCACATATATGATCTATCACCATATTCGTCTGTGGCAGCACTGAACCATCTATCTCCGTCACCATCAACAAAACTATCTTCATTCAGTCCATCATTCATAAATCCAAATGGTGCCATGTCCTGTTCGATTTGATTCTTCTGTTCTTCATACAATCTCTTACGAACATCCTGGTCCGTTAATTCTTTGAAGTAATCCTGTGCAACTAACCATGCATAAATGACAAGACACATTGCAAGGTCATCATTACAACCTTCTTCTGCCTCAAATGAATTGTGCTTTGAGATAAAGGTAGTTAGCTCAGAGATAATCTCATAGTCACTAAAGAGAAGTTTATCACTTTCAATCATTGTCTTAAGATTGAGTGACCCAACTTTTTTCACAGTTTTGGACATCTTGACACCAAGTTGTGTTTTCTTTCCAGAAAATCCTTGTCCTACAATCTGTCCTGCTCTACCTCTCATAGAACACATGAGTAAGTTTTGATATTCTAGATCATACTGAATAATACTTGCAACTTGATCTCCAATATCATTTACTTCACATAAGATGAATGCACTATTATAACTCTTTGCTACTTCATAGATGATATTTGGAAACAACATTGGTTTGATATCATTGTTTCTATACTTTGCCACTACCTTATGTGGGAACTGTGTGATATCAACACATACAAACGCAGAATAATCTTCTCCAACTCCTCTTGCAACGTCAACAGTTAAAACGTAATCGTGATTTTCTTGTGGAGGTTCATATACATCTAGTCCAGCATTTCTTTCGATAGGAGCATCATAAACTAATGTTCTCAATTTACTTGGTGCAATCAGAGTATCAACAGATCCTAAGAATTCACACTCAAACTCAACCTTAAACTGTTGCTCTGATGTGTTTGCAATAGTTTGTTCTTTCCAAAGTTCATCTCTACCAGGAACTTCAGACCAGTGAACATCAGTAGGAATATATTCGTTCTTCTTTCTCTCCGCATCATGCCACATGCGGTAGAAATGATTCATTCCGTGTGGCGTCGAGACGATAATGACTTTCGTATTTTTACCAGAAGTAATAGTAGGATAAACAGAGGCAAAAAACGAATCAGCAACGTGATTTGGAACAAATGCAAACTCATCCAAAAAGAGTATATTGAATGACATACCTCGGACAGCACTTGCGGAAGTTGAAGCAGCAAGAATTTTAGACCCATTTTCTAACT